TTTTGATTTGCCTTTGGTTTTGTTAAATTATTATTTGTACCTGAAAACAAATTTAGTATGCTATTCATCATTAATATAGTGATATACAAAAATATCATTATATTTTCTATTTCTATCCCCAACTAATATACAGTTTTGGCACGTATGCCAATTATTAGTAAAATCATACCGAGTAAAATAATATATATAGGCTCTCCCATATTCATAAGGCTCTTACCTCCTCCACTCTGCAACCCAGACCCAGATGACGACCCCGCCACAAAGTTGTACAATAAATATACCGCAATGATTGCCAATAATGCAAGCAATACATATGTATAGTATCTTTGCGTGACTGTAAGCCCCGTTTGCACTTGCGCTTGGTCCAATGTTTGATATTTATCAGATAGCCTATTTATTTTATCTCGGTCCTCATTTAACTCCTTAAACTGGTTTTCCAATTCGGCGGTTCTGAAGTGTCGCTCTTGCGATTGAGTTTTGTACGCAGATTGCTGGCTTGCAGTTATTTTCTGTATTTTTTCATTGACATCGGAGAGTTTCTGGTTAATAGTTTTAACTATATTAATTAGTTGTTTTCCCTTGGTAATGATTGCATAATCGTCTTGGGTCCCCGGCATTACGTTTGAATCGCCGCCTCTTAGCAGGCATGATTGTCGCTGGGGCGCGGTCGCATTAAACGTTGCCCCCGTGCACCCAGTTGTTTGCGCGCATGAAGCCTTGCACTCCTGTAATGTGGCCGAGTTATTTTGGCCAATCGATGACGTTCCCCAATAGGTTGCTCCCTTAATGCTAACCAACGGCTGCCTGTCAATATTGTGTTGTGGCGCCAAACTCTTATTATACGAAGATGCATTGTAGTTTGGGTTGGTAACCGTGGTAACGCCAATAACACAGCAGCTGCTATTGTCAGAATTATGCGGACCGGTCCAGTCGCCGCTCAAATCTTTATAGTTAGGTTTGGTATAAAGTTGGTTATCAGTCCCTACGCCAATAAGTGTCCCGTCTGGGGCAATGGTGATTGCCTTAACGCAGCAGGATCCTTGGCTTTGCCATTGTTGACTGGGTAAATTTTTATAACTTTGTTTTGTCCAAAGCTGGCCGCCGCCGCCGCCAACTGCAAATAAGGAGCCATCTGGAGCGATTGCGATAGAATATACTTGTTCTCCCGGGCTCGACGCCTTTACCCAGGAATCATTTACACCTGCTTTAGAATACAACGTGTTATCCGTTCCTACACCAATAACTGTGCCATCTTGCCCCATTGCAACCGATATTGCGCAGCAAGCGTTCTTTACTGATGCCGACCAGTTTGCGTCGTAGGCTGTTTTACGCACTATGTTATTTGCGCCGATGCCCAATAACCCCTTCCCGTCATTCATTGTACAAACGGCTTGACAGTTACTTGTATTGTCATTAATTAGCTCCCACGGTGCACTTAACCCTTGTCTGCTATAAAGTTTACCATCTGTCCCAATGCCAATAATAATATAGGGGTTGCCGGGATTGCCATAACACCCCATGCGGTGCTTATAATCTGGATTAGTGGCCCATGCAAACGCATCATCAATGAGAGCAGAGAGAGTTTTCCCCTTTGCCGCGCTACTGGATGCATCAGGCTTTTCTGTTCCTGCTCCACATCCGGCCTTTTTCCATATTTCGTCGTAGCATTGTTGGGTAATCCCAGTGCTGTCCGCAGAATACGAGCCACACGGCAATTCAGTCTCGGTCTTTAAATGATTTACATAGTTGGAGACAGCCTGGCGATATTCAATCAACAGATTTTTATATTCTGAACTTAGGGTTTCTAAATCAAGAACGCTTGACTTACTTTTATTATGTATTTCTTCTGTATTTTGTGGATTCATCTATATATCTATTACAAGAAAACATATTTTACTTTCTGCGATAAAAATAGAACGCTATGGAGGAAATAGAGAGAATGCAAACAACCGAGACAACTACGGCGACGGGTGGCGAATATTCAACCTCGGTTGGCGCCCATGCAATCCTACGAATTAGGCTGTCTATTGGCGGCTGTATGGGCTTTTGTAGGTTAGCCTGGTCGGTTAGTTTTCTTATAGACTCCTGCATAGATTTTGTGCAGTAATCATGTAGCTGTTGGTTAAAAATATTCGGTTTTGAGCAATACTCATAAAATGGCTGGTTAAATATTTTAGGCTTGGATGTAAGTGTAAATATAAGTGATCTAAACATCTATAATCTTACAATCTTAAAATATTTAATAAATGGCATTTTAGCGAGATTGCGGCTGAACAACCGCTGCGGGGGCTCGGTACATTTTTGAAATAATACCCATTGCCACAAAAATACTCAAGAATAGACCCCAATTTCGTAAATAACCCGAGTCGTACATTTCCATATAGTCGGAAATCAATTCGGACGACGCGTTGATTTTGGGTTCAACAATGCCAAGTTTTGCCCTTAATCGTCTGTTTGTTTTTCTCTCTTCTTTAATTGCTGCATCTAATTTGAAAAGGGTCTTGTTCATTGTGTCAGTGCTACTTTGTACATCATTTGACAGCATAAACATATCAGAGTTCATCTTGTTCAAATTGCTCTGTATATTTTGAAACATTTGTTGGTACTCTGGATAATCAGGATTTTTATTGAAAAAAACATAATACTTTTTGAAGTCGTCCAACATGGCAGGTAGCTGCGAGTTCATTGTTGCAATTTTTTCTCTAAATTTGCTTGAATCCGGGAGGGTATTGGTTATTTCTTTAGTATCATGCAGGTCCATTAATATACATAGGTATTTAAATAAAAATCAAATAATATTAATCAAACAATAAAAATGAACCCAAACGAATCAAAAATGAACCAAACCCCTCTTCACATACCATATTTGGCGGATTAATGAATGAAATGTAAATATAGATAATAAAATGCAAAATTTAGTATATAAACAATTTCTCCATAAAATATGTTTTCGTTTATATTTATTATAATAAATAATAGCATGAAAATTTGCAAAAACAATGACGACAATAGAATTAGGTTACAATCTGTCAAATAACAATGTCTGATCATAAAAAATAATATAGCGGCAAATGCTAAAAGGGCAAAAAAATAATGAATATTGTTGGTTTCGTTTACCCATATGAGGCCATATATCCCAATAAGTAATATACAAATTAAAATTTTTGAATAACGGTCATTTCTCTCTAATTCGTACAACATGGTTCCTATGCCCATCAAAAGCATAAAAAATAGTATGTGGTGTTTACAATTATCATTACATATTATGTTAGATACGCTATTATTTGAATTATAACTATAATAAACGTAAAAAATTGGCACTAAATAACAAATTATCATAAACAACAATAATGAATTTTTACTCATATTATATATTTGGCGGATATAATATAGTTGGCAGTTGAAATGCGCGCGGGTTCAATAAAATTTAAAAGAATGCGTCATTATCAAAACTGGTCAGTTTATCAACTTGCTCTCTTGTTTCCGGGTAACCCCCAATAAAGGTGCCATTGTAAAAAATCATAGGAAACACTTTTATATCTCGGTTGGCCATATTATTCATAAAAAGCAAAAAAGACTGTTTATCTTCAAGAATATATTCGTCACAATCTACCACAGTAAAATCTAACTTGTTGTCCTGCAGTAATGTTTTCACCTTTGAACACTGTAAACAGCCGCTCTTGCTATAAATTGTAAAACCAGACTCATTGGGCGGTGTATATTCCATTAAATTATCACGTTATTATTTCTATGTCTCTTTATACGTTTTGCATTTTACAGTTTACATTTTGTACTTTTAAATACAGACTCTATAGTAGTTCGCCTCAATTGCAGTCTTGCTGGGTCGTATAATATTGCATACTTGTCCAGGTCTCAGACCAATTACGCGCGCAACTGGGTCAAACCGCGAAATATCTGGAAACAACGACCTATCCGCAATATTGTATTTTTGCATAATACTAACAACCTCCGACTCCACCATAACACGATGCGGCGGGACCAGAACGTGCTCTAATATATTAAACTGTAGGCGTTTGATGCTTTCCACGACGATAAAGATTCCCTCGCTCTCCCAAATGTGCTTCAATTCATTGATCAGTGTCTCATTTGGGTCATCCTTAATAATGATAAACAACGTGTCCGTCTTTTTAAGAGTTTCGGTGAGAACAAATAGGTCGTCAATCATCTCCTGAAGGTTCTTGGGTGCTGGCCTGACACCCAAATAGTAGCGAATATATATCTTCTTCTTGGGATTTTCAGTTGTAACCTTATCGTCTCTTGTTTCTAAAAGCATGTCAAGCTGATTGTTCTGTTTCATTGAATTCACCTCGTTGATGCTAAAGTTTGCATAATCGTTTATATTATAGCCCTGCTTGTCCATTAAATCCAGAACTATTTTTCTGGAAGTAAATATCTGGGAAATTTGAACACTTGCGTTTTGACTCGCCATTCTTATACTATAATATAAACATATTGGTATTTTTTATTTCAATTTTATTTCAAATTATTTGCATTTTAATTAAGTTTTAATTGAGAAACCCCGTTTACAATATTATTTTCTTTGTACCCTCTTCAGACTTCTTTTCTTCTGACGGCGGACCGCTGCTGCTATTTGCCTCCACGGGAGGAGGAGGCGGGGGCTTAACTTCTAAAATACTGGAATCTGCAGAGGAACTTGCGGGTGCGAGCGGAACAGTTGTAGGGGAACTTGCAGGCGCAAGCGGGACCGTTGTAGAGGAGCTTGCAGGCGCAAGCGGGACCGATTCTGATGTTCCAGGAGGGGTATTTGGGTTGTATTGCGGTGAGAGTGGCGCGTATGTGGGTGAATTTGAGTTATAAGCTGGCGAGCCTTGAAATGTGTTGCGTATGTCAGTTACTTGTGTAGGAGAAGGAGGAAAATCTGGTGTATGTGGACTATAAGCAGGGGGTCCGGTAACATAGGGAATTGAATCCGGTGTATTAGGATTGTATACTGGTGATGCAGGCGCGGCTGGCGGGGTCTCTATTTCTACCACTGGCTCTGGAATATTCGGGGGTGCCCGTGAAACCTCCTTAAGTCGCTTCTCTATGTTTTGGTTAATTTCCTTGACGACCACTGCAGCGTCGCCGTCGCTCTTCATTAATTTATTAATGTTATTAGAGAACGACATGCTTAGCAGCTGGTCAACATTGTCTTCTGTAATAATATGCATCTGCACGTTCATAATTTGAAGCTCTTGCATTAATAACTTGAACGCATAGGGCACCCGCAACACACTAAATGACCGACCAAATCTGCTCAAATTCATAATGCTCTGAGTTCCATCTGGATTTGTGTTAAATTTAATCGGGCCGTCTGCATATGGACTCAAAAACAGGTTTTGCGCTTCGTTGTAAATCGCAATTGCGCCTGTTTTATTGCAGATAGCGATGAAATATTCTTCCTTTTCGCCTCTTACCATAAAGGACTCGTTCAAGAAATAAGACATACCGTGTGCCAAAACGCCATCACGTTCCATTTCACCAATACGCAGGCCACCGTCGTTTGCGCGGCCTTGAACCGGCTGGCGTGTTAAAACGGTATTTGGACCACGAGCACGATAATTGATTTTATCCTTTACCATGTGCTTTAACCGCATATAATAGGTTGGACCCATGTAAATATCCGCGGCGAGCTGTTCGCCACTCATGCCATTATACAGAACCTGGTTGCCAGACGAATGGAATCCGGCTTTAACAAGTAGTGGTGCATATGTGGAGTAATTAGGTCCCTTCACCTGGAATGCAGTGCAGTCGCCAAATGCGCCGTAACTTGTGCACACCTTGCCGAACAAACTTTCTACGATTTGCCCAATAGTCATACGGGATGGGATCGCATGCGGGTTAATTATCAGGTCAGGGCGGATACCATCTTCGGTAAACGGCATATCTTCTTCAGGAATAATGAGACCAAGAGTGCCCTTCTGTCCGGCTCGCGACGCCATCTTGTCGCCAATCGCAGGCAGACGTTCTTCACGAACGCGAACCTTTGCAACATTGAACCCTTCCTCGCCGTGCGTAATAAACGCCTTATCAACAAACCCAAGTTGTCCCTTCTTGGTCTTAACAGAGTCATCGGTCCATACGTCCTTATTCGTCAAAGACGAGTTAATTTTGCCGATCAATATGACCTTCTCATTTAACTCTGTGTTTTCCTTTACGAGGCCGTGTTCGTCCAAATAACTATAGTCATAACCCTGTTTTTTGCCTACAACGTTGTTTTTCTCAATGTTTGCAAACTTGGAATTGGTTAATCCTGTAATCTTGGAACTTTCCTCTCTTGTTTCGTAAGAGGAATAGTAGGTAGTTCTAAATATACCGCGCTTAATAGCGCCTTCGTTAATCAAAATGGCGTCTTCCACATTGTAGCCGGTATAACACATAATTGCAACAATCGCATTCACGCCGTATGGCTGCTCTTCGTTATTCACATATTCCAAGTACCGCGATTTGATTAACGGGGTTTGGCCATAATTCAATATGACTCCCATCTTATCAATTCGCATTTGATAGTTTGAATGGTACACGGACACTGCTTGTTTGCTTTGTCCACAAGAGAAGGAATTTCGGGTGACGGGGTTATGTTCCGGGTAAATAATCAAATTGCCCATGACGCCCAAGATTAAAGAGGGGTCAATTTCCAAATGAGTGTACCATTTGGTTTTCAGCAAATCATCCACATTTATGGCAATTAGCGCCGTCTCCTCTTCTGAAGTGTCAATGTAATCAACGACCGACTTGTTCCTGTTCAAGTGTTCCAACA